GCGTGCATCGAGAAGCAGTTAAAATATTAAATCAACTTACAACTAGAATAGATAAGAAATGGATACCAAGAGATGCAGAAGGTATGGTTTATCCTAATCATACACTAGATGAGATAGATTTTTCTAAGGGTCATTGGATGATACTAGCTAGAACTAATAAATTACTACAAAATATTTCAGAGCATTTTTATTTTTTAGGAGTAAGGTTTACAGGTAAAACAAATAAATATTTACCTAACTCTATATTAGAAGCTTATCAAGTTTGGACAAGATTAAACCAAGGTGCATTTGTATCAGGAGAAGAAGCTCAAACAGTTTATCAATATCTTTTAGTAAAGAAAGGTCATGTAGCCAGAGGTTTTTCTGATGGTAAAAGTTTACAAAATGAAACTAGTGTAGACTTAGATAAACTAAAAACACATCATGGTTTATTAATAAAAGGTGATTGGAAACAATTACATTTTCCAAATGATACAAAAGATTATATGCAAACATTATTAGAAAGAGGAGACACATTAATGGAAAAATCAAAAATACAATTATTAACATTGCATGGATCTAAAGGTAAAGAATGTGAAAACGTTTGTTTGTTTACTGATTATGGCACAGAGGGACAAGATGAATTTATTTATCGTAGTGCATATGAAAATCCAGATGCCGAACATAGATTGTTTTATGTAGGCACCACAAGAGCAAAAGAAAATTTATATATAATGCAACCAACATCAGATTATTATTATACAATAGGAGGACCAATAGTATGACAGACAAAAATATGTTTAAAGAATTAAATTACCGATCATTAGACAAACAAGTAGGAGGGAAACATTATCGAAACATGAAAATCCAACCCGCAGAGTTTATTAATGAAAACAAGTTGCTTTTTGCGGAAGGGAACGCTATAAAATATATCTGCAGACATTCAATAAAAGGAAAAGAAGAGGACGTGAGAAAAGCTATTCATTACCTAGAAATGATATTGGAAAGAGATTATAGCTAATGTTTGAAGCACAAACTGAATGGATAAGTCCAGAATCTTTTCCTGACCTTAAAGATCATAAATACATAGCAATTGATTTAGAAACAAGAGATCCAGGATTAAAATCACGAGGGTCTGGTGCATTAATTGGTCAAGGAGAAATTGTAGGAATAGCTGTAGCAGTAGAAGGATGGTCTGGTTATTATTCTTTTGGTCACAAAGAAGGAAACTTTTTTGATGAATCTGTTGTTATGCGTTGGATACAAGAAGTATGTGCACTACCTAATGTAAAATTATTTCACAATGCAATGTATGATGTGTGTTGGTTAAAAGCATATGGTGTTCAAATAAACGGCCATATTGTTGATACAATGGTTATGGCATCTTTAATAGATGAAAATAGGTTTTTCTATTCATTAAATAGTTTATCAATAGATTATCTTGGACAGGTTAAAGATGAGACAGCATTGAGAGACGCAAGATGCAGCAGATAAAGCTGGTATTGATGCAAAATCTGAGATGTGGAAGTTACCTGCAATGTATGTAGGAAAATATGCAGAAAAAGATGCAGAGTTAACTTTAACTTTATTTAAAAAATTATCAAAAGAAATTAAAACACAAGATCTTACAAAGGTATTTGACCTTGAAACACAATTGTTTCCGTGTTTGATTGATATGAAATTTAAAGGCGTGCGTGTAGACGTTGAAAAAGCTCACAAATTAAAATCCACATTAGTTGAAAAAGAAAAGCAATTGTTACTAGAAGTAAAAAAAGAAACAGGAGAAGATGTTCAAATAATGGCAGCAAGAAGCATTGCCAAAGTTTTTGACAAGTTAAAATTATCTTACGAAAGAACTGCAAAAACACAAGCACCCTCTTTTACTAAAAATTTTTTACAAGAACATAAAAATCCCATAGTTCACAAGATAGCAAAAGCAAGAGAAATTAACAAGGCTCATAGCACCTTTATTGATACTATTATTAAGCACAATTATAAAGGTAGAATACATGCAGATATAAATCCGATTAGAGGAGATAGTGGAGGCACGGTTACTGGTAGATTTTCATACTCGAATCCAAACCTTCAACAAATTCCAGCGAGAAACAAACAGCTGGGACCAATGATAAGGTCATTATTTATACCAGAAAATAATCACAAATGGGGATGTTTCGATTACTCACAACAAGAACCAAGACTAGTTGTTCATTACGCAGCTACAAAATTTAAAGGTGATGAAGAAGTTACAGAAATTGTAGAAAGGTTTCAAAACAATACTGTTGATTTCCACCAAACTGTAGCAGACATGGCTAACATATCTAGAACACAAGCTAAAACAATTAACCTTGGGTTATTTTATGGTATGGGTAAAGCAAAACTACAAGCAGAGTTAGGTTTATCTACAAAAGATGAAGCAACAAAATTATTTAATAAATATCATGATAGTGTGCCATTTGTAAAAGATTTAATGGATTCAATATCAAGAGATGGTTCAGCTTATGGATATATTAAAACATTTGGTGGTAGAAAATGTAGGTTTGATAAATGGGAAATAGCAGAATGGAACAATGGTAAATTTACTGCGCCTATGAGTAAGGCAGATGCAGAGGCAGCATACTTTGAAAAATATCCTAAAGCTACAAAAGCAAATATTAGAAGAGCTATGACTTACAAAGCATTAAATAAATTAATACAAGGGTCAGCAGCAGATATGACTAAACAATCTATGTTGGATTTATATCGAGAGGGCATTGTGCCACATATACAAATACATGATGAACTAGATATTTCTGTAGAGTCAGAGTTGCAAGCTAAAAAAATTATTGCTATTATGGAAAATGCTGTTAAATTAAAAATCCCTAATAAAGTAGATTATGAATGTGGAGAAAATTGGGGAGATATTTATGGTTGACTATGGCTTATTTAAATGCAAACATACCTGTGACGTACGCACAAATCAGGAAGGAATACCTTTATGACCTTACCGGACATGTGGGAGAAGTTGAAGACTGTATTATTTTTGGTATTACATCTATTACGGGACGGCCTGTATTATTTCATGCGATTATGGAAAACGGCGCTGTTTTTTATCGTCTCCCGATTAGTGCCTTCATTCAAAGAGGCTTTGACCCAAAAGAAGTTCCTAAATTTAGACTTGACGAGTTGGAGCTTTGGAATTGTTTCAGTTATTATCCTGCTGTTACTTCTTGGGATTTTTTAGACGGTGGCACGAGGGTTCTTATTTATTTACTGTTGATTTTGCCCACCCAGAGAGTAATATAGTAGATACAGATCATTCTGAAATACCGCACGAACATAAATGTGCGCACATAATGGCCTTAGATAATGGCAATTATGCGGCTCAGCCAAACAATCGTATAATTTGGAGTATTCCATCTTTTACAGTCAAGAATAATATTCCTGATTGGAAAGTCCAGACAAGTGAATGGAATGTTGAAAACACAGGTAAGTGGAAAACAGAAGATACCGATAGGTTCTTTTACAATATTGAGGAGAAAAAAGATGATTAAAAAACTTATAATTAGACCAATTAAAAAAGTTTGGAATTGGATAAAAAATAAAATTTCTATTTGGATCGATTAATATGAATCAGAGATTTTGCAAAAAATGTAATCATGTCTGTCATTGTGTTAAAGAAGATCATAGTGATTGTAAATGTGAAAATTGTGAATGCAATGGTAGAGAAGAAGATGCTACATATGAAAATAATGGCGTTGTAATAGATGACACAGGTGAATGTGAAAGCTGTCAATAACTATGGAGAAAATTGTGAATTATTATTTTACAAGTATATTAATTGTAATGATGTCATTACTAGCTTTTTGTGTAAAACCAGCTCATTCCGCAAATTCACAGAGCAACGTTAGTGGTTCCAACACAAGTATTGAAGGGGGCTATACAGGTGGAGCAACTACATATGAATCTGGATCATCATCTAGCACAACAACAAACTCTACATCTAATTCTAATATAAAATCATCACCACCAACAGCGTCAGCACCATCATATAATTCTATGACACAGGATGTATGTAGTACAGGTGCATCAATAGGCGTACAAACATTTGGACTTGGTGTTAGCGGCGGAAAACATTTTATTGATAAAAATTGTGAACGATTAAAGTTAGCAAGAATACTAAATGACTTCGGCATGCGCGTAGCAGCCGTGGCGATACTTTGTCAAGATGAGCGCGTATTTGAAAGCATGATTTCTGCCGGCACCGTTTGCCCTATCGATGGCAAAATTGGAGCTGAAGCTATGGCATTGTGGAAAAAATACGGTCATGAAAGACCAGATTATCAAACATATGTTAAACGTATGAAAGATAGAGAAATAGCTGATAAAAAATTAGCTAAACAAATAGCTTCAGATGAAAAGAAAAGACTTAGAGAAGAAGCTAAAATGACAAAAGAATTTAATAAAATAGATAAAGAACAAAAGAAAATTTTACCTCAGAAAAAACCAATTAATTGGGAAACTCCCAAATGATAGATAAATTTATTTATAAATTCTGTGACATATTAGATAGTTATATTGATTTTATGAACAAAATATTTGACCCAAAAAAGAAAAAGAAAAAATGAAATGGTTATACACATTTTTAATATTAACATTAGTAATACTTTCAGCTAAAGCAGAAAATGACACTGCTACATCAACGAATATATTACCAAACGCAGGCACAACATCCTCTTCTAGGGATGCTTTTAATTTAGATGGGGTAGCAACATCTAACGAAACACTTACAAACAATTCAACACACAATGGTTTTACTATTACTTGTGATACACAAATTAATAATGCGTGTGGTAAAGCTTGGGCAAATGTAGGTGATTTAGAAACGAGTAGAGATATGAAAGTATCTGCCAATGGCACATTAATTGATATAACAGGTGTAGAAGGTGGTACAACATACACTTCAACACAAAAAAAATTAGATGGAGGTATACATTTAAATAGTTATTTTAGTATACAAAACTGTGAAGATGGTTCTAGTTCTTTTAGTTGTGGTGCAGCGTCCGGTGCTGATGATAGTTATAATCTACATGTAAAAATTAAAGATGCTGATGGTAACACATTAGCTGAAATGACAACTACAAGACTCAATGATGCAGGTTATGATAGTAACAGTGCAAAGTTTCATGACAACTTAGTTTGGAATGGTACAGGTGCAGCATCATATGAATGGTACTGGCAAGGATTTGACGGACAACAAAGTACATCAGCTTTACGTGGACCTAACTTATTAGGTGCAGAACTATTATTAGATTTTCCAATTGACGATCACGAACCCTTAACTGTAACAGAACGAACAGCAATTAATGAAGCATTGAATACAACAGAACTTACAGAGAATGAAATCTATGACATTATATCTGGATTAGAGTCTATGATTGAAGAAGAGTTTTTTGCATCAGGTCAATTAGAAGAAGGATCTAGAGTAGAACTTAGTATAGAAGAATCAGGTTTAACATTTGAGATAGCATCTAAAGAAACAGGTGCAATCGTTATGGAAGCACCAATGGCACAGGAAATGTTTGCTCCTGTAATGGAAGAAATGCCTATTGAAACATTGAAAGAAGAAATGGTTGCGATGGTACAAGAAGAAATGCCTTTTATGGAAATGATGGAAGAGCTAGCACCACCATCTATGGAAATGATGGAAGAAATGAAAGAAGAGGAACCACCTACAATGACTATGAGACCTGGACCTATGATGAAAGAAGAAGCACCTAAAGAAGAAGAACCTAAAGCCATGGCAGCTGGACCTATAATGAGTGCACCACCACAAGAAAAGAAAGAGACGAGCAGCAAGGAGCCGGCAACTATGAAAGTAGCATCTGCGCCTAAAGAAGAAACACCAAAAGAAGAAGAGTCTGTAAAAGAAGAAAAGAGTATGGTAGAAGCTAAAAATGAACCAGAAGAAAATAAAGAAGCCGAAGAAAAAGAATCTAGTAGCGAGGCTCCTGCAAAGTCCGTTGTTTCAAAACAAAATAATACCAAACAAAAAAAGATACAATCGAAAAAAACTTTTAAACCTAAATTAGAAAAAGTTATGGCTAAGGTAGATGCCAAAATCAAAAATCCATTAAAAAATTTACAACTT